CTCAGTAATCTGTTTGGCACTTGGCATATTTCCTTCAAGTGCGGCAAATTTCAGATAGCGTGATGAACCAAAGAGCCAACAATTCTCAATATACGGCTCATCTATCTTTCCAAGATAGTGACTCTGTTGATTCTTCAGTACAAATGTGAGTTTTCGCTTTTCAATACAGGAATCACAGAGTTCATCGTGTGTCGCAATCTCTCCACAACGTCTTTCTGTGAAATATCCACTCTTTATCGGAAAAGGAATCTCTTTCTTTTCTTTTGTATAACGCCCTTTACACTGCATGAGTTAATGCTCATTAAGTCTACGGGAAACGCCACTCAAATTTGAATATTCGCTTTGTACATTAACTATTCAACTAGGATGCCGATTACTTTCTCAGCCAGTGATCCGATCAGTAAGACAGAAAAAATGATTATCATCTATTATACATCGAGTGTTGCTCTTCTTCTGATCGGTGGAGCACTTTCTATTCCGAATGTCATTATTGCAGGATTTATCATGCTAGGACTGACATTTTCTGCAAATATGATGATGCCAATGGGTGAACTCACCTATGAGCAGGAATATGGACATTTTCCAAAGTCTCGTGGTAGTTCTCTCTGTCAAGAGGAGCTTGCTGTTCCGTAATGCGCGAGTTTTCTAGCAGATGGATCCGTAACTCCAGGTGACCATCGTGGCATCCAGAATGCAGGAATCACTGTCTCAATCGCCTCCGTTCCATAGAATGATTCATAGAGAGTTCTGTAGAAAAAGGCCTCTGCCGTTGTAGGTGTTAAATAGTCAATCTCAAGCGCCTTTGCCTTCCAGTTAGTAAGCAAACACGGTTCAACGCGCTCTTGGATCTCCTCAAACCAACTTTTTTCTTGGCTACTCACTCCATCACTGAATGCCTCCTTCTGACGCCAGAGCACCTCATTCGGCAGAAGATTAGTTCGCTCAAACGCCTTTCGTAGAATCCATTTCTCAACCTGAACACCCTTCACAGGGCGTCGCCAGACAGTTGCAACCGATCGAGCAACGGCTACAAACTGTTTATCGAGGAAAGGAGTTCTCGGCTCCAGGCCATGTGAACTGATGGTTCGGTCACTTCGTAGTACATCATAGAAGTGTATCTCCTTAAGGAGTCTATCAACTTCATGCTCAAATGCTTGCTCACTTGGTGCCTTGTAGAAATAGAGATAGGAACCGAACACTTCATCGCTACCATCACCATTAAAGACAACTTTACAGTCTGTCTGCTCTCTGATCGCTTTGGAGACAAGCCAATTTCCTACACTTGCCCTTACTGTAGTAATATCATACGATTCGATATCATTAATCACCTGAGGAATTGCCGCAAAGAAATCATCTGCTGTCAAAATGACTTCTGTATGATCTGAGCCAATGTGATTGGCCACCATCTTAGCATATTTCAGATCGGTGCTGCCTGGCATTCCAATACTAAATGTCTTTAATGAGGGAAGACCCAATTCCTTGAGATTCTTCTGTACTAAGGCTGCGATAAGACTACTGTCAATCCCCCCACTCAAGAGTGCAGCACACGGCCTCTCTGTCATGAGGCGTTTCTGTACGGCATCTTCTAAGGCAAAGCGCACTGCATTAGCAGCACTAGCAAGGCCCTTAGAGTTCCTAGGACTATACAAAGGATTCTTCAGCCAGGGGCTCTGATGATATGCATACATGGAAAAGTTGGAAGCATTGGATGCCTGAACAGATGCCCAGTGACCTGGAGAGAATTGCATAACATTTCCATGCGATGATGGAATGGCTTTGCGCTCACTCGCAAGTACAATACTATTTGTTAGATGACCATATAGATTGAGTTTCAGTGTGAGGGCACAGAAATCATTGACTCCTGAAATACTAAAGTTTTTGACTGATGGCCAGGCTGCGAAGAGAGGGCGAACACCATAGGGGTCACGCCCCCATAGTAGATAGTCACGTTTCTCGTCATAGAGAATAATAGCAAATACGCCATCGAGGCAACGAAAGAAAGTCTCAGGTGAGTCACGATGTATTTCATAGAGAGGACCGAGCACTTCACAATCAGAGCCTGACGGCATAGGAATATTGTATTCCTCAGCAAGTTCCTTTGCGTTGTAGATTTCACCGTTACAAATCCAAGTAATTCCATTTTTGCTGAACGGCTGCATTCCAGCAGGATTCAAGCCATTAATCGCAAGACGAGTAAATCCAAGGGTTCCACACGACTTTTTTACTATGGCCGTAGTCTCAGGCCCACGAGCCTTAAGATTTGTGACACATTTATCGATACCCGGACATTGCATACTACCGAAACAGGCAAAGATGCCGCACATTTCTCTCTTTCTATAGAATTGAATTTCAGAGTTTTAGATAGAGCGCAATGGACTTTAGCCAATATATCAAAAATATCCAGTCAGGCACCCAGTGGATTAACTATCAGGCCGAGGTCTTGACACCGCAGAGAGGCTATAACAATACGAGTCCTATCAGCACACTTACAACAGCAACATACAAGTATGCAGATTATGAGCAACGTGATCTGATTGCCCAAGGTCGGTTTTATCTAAGTACGGTAAATGTGTATACAACGAATGCTCAGTAGGGCTAGTATGGTGGTATATAAGACAAAGGCCGAGCGTGTTCAAGAAGCAGTAACGCTTTTAAAGAAACTGAAGGAACTTGGTATAGTGGTCTCAGATCCCGGCTATAAGCAGGCCAAGGCATTCTTAGATACATGGATACAAGATGGTGAGGAGGCGAGCCATGAATTCTGGTTTCCTCGATATGGGCGGAAGGCAGTGATTGACTTACCCAAGCGTGTCGAGCGAGCGGCGACATTGAAACTGCTTGCGCCTGTTGCCGATGGTGAGACAGACGCGTGAATCCTTAATAGAAAAACTCATTCATCATAGACAAGAGTCGCTGATGAATGCTGGTAATGCGACAAGTGAAGGGCCACTCTACGAGCTTGTTTCACGAGGCAATAAAGACGCCTACTTTATTTCAGATGATGCTACTGCTCTTTTTCCATATGATAATCGATACGAACCACAGGCAGCTGTAATTCATGAACTACGCCGTATCCCACCTCTTCAGGCTACTGAGTTCGGCCGTTCCATTGAGTTTCAATTTGAAGTGGCTGGAGATGTTGTCATTGAACCGACACTTGTAATTGATCTACCGACCTGGCTTCCTGCGCCACAGGCTATTTTGAATGGAAATTCAATCATTACAGACTTATCAGGTGTCTCTTACGGATATACCCGCGGTATTGCATATTTTCTCTTTGAAAAGATTCAGTTTTTCCAGGACAGACTTCTCGTACAGGAATGGAGCGGTGATGAACTCTTCGCGACAACTCGTAGTCGTGGCTCACTCGCTTCAGCGTTTTTAGAAAATGCGTTGACGGGTGTTCACAGTGGCTTGCCCTTGTCCATACAAAGGAATGCAACACCTGGTCGCTTGCGACTGGCGTTGCCGCTTATAGGGTGTCAGGATGCAAATGATGGGGGCTTTCCGCGTATCTGTGCAACGGAACAGGCCTTTCGTGTGCGCTGTGTTCTGCGGAAATTGGAGGACCTCGTAGAAGCCTCGGATGGGCGAGCAAAGCCAATGCCTTGGAACAGGAACGATTTTCAGATTGTGACTACAGCGGGCGGTACTCCTGTACGATTTACAACACTGGATCGCCTGGAGATTCCTGCGCCGACCATACAATTGGAGACTCGTCATATTTATACCGATAGGGAAATGCAAGATTCTCTACGTAGCAGTGTATTAACAGTGCCGTTTGAACGACTCTATGAGAATAATTTCACACAAGGGCAAATTGATTATGCGCCTTTGACACGAAGTGGAACGGCCTATGTCACACGACGTCTTGATGCGGACCATCCTGCCGCACGCATGGTCATGACATTCCGTACACAGCCCGCTTTACTGGCCAATCAGAGGTGGCAGTATACAATGGATGTGAGTGGAGGACAGGCGTATAGCGCACTCTCACTTATTATTGCGGGTCGTGACAGAGAAACATCATGGGATTCACTCGTTTGGCATGAGTTAGTACAGCACGCAAAAGAGGAGCGCGACTCGGGATATAATCTCTCTTTTATGAACTGGTCTCTCGGTGATATCGTAGGACGGACTGCTCCCTTTGCACGGCAATTGGAGGGTTCCATTAATTTTACGACGGCCGACAGGCCTACACTCTTAATTACGCTAACTGAGTTGCCAGGATCACCTAATACATTTTTAGATGTCTATATTGAGACATGGGCTGCATTGGAGTTCGAAAAAGGTCGTTCGGCGTTGCTGTTTGGTAACTAATTGCGACGAGTGCGATTCTTGCGACTATTAGTCTTACGATTCTTGCGTGACTTACCACCCTTCTTAGCAAACATTCTCCTGGCCATATTCGGCATGGAGCCGAGTACCTTGTAACCCGTCTTAGAGGTGCCAATCTTGCGGTCGAAATCCATCTTGAGATCGGCAGCAGTCTTTCCGCGCGCCTCAAAGTTCGGGGCTCCATTCACCTGAACAGGAACAATCAGATCGCCATTATCGTAGTCAAAGTAGACTACGCCACGACGGGCTAAGCCTGTAACGGCAGCAACTTGCTTAAATCCACGATTCAAGATACCAGACATTCTATAGTGAGTGTAAAGATTTTATAAAAAAGAGACATCCAAGTAGGATGAGGGACACACTCTGGGTAGGATTTCTCCTAGTATTAGTGTTCGCCTCCAATTACTTTGTTCAAGTACTTGGAGATGAATTTTACAAGACGGACCA